CAGCATCACTCTATACTGTATAGTAGGTAGTAGTTTCAGGTTCTGGGTCAACTATTTTGACCCCTGATTGATTAATACTGTGCTGAGTATGTATATGTATCTACCACAAAGATTTTCCCGTACAGTGTTCATACCCTTGCTATGTCCCAGTTTATACTGTTATGTCCTATTTTTGGGCAGGCCTTAAAAGTCAAAACGTCCGTTTTGGCTGTTTGGACGGATTAATACTATATAGAGGCTGTTTCTTTTTAACAGTAGCAAGTTCTTCAGGAACTTGCGTTACAGACTGTATCTACTACCTGTTACTAACTATCAGTAACTGAATGAAAACGGGACAGGACTATGAGTTTTGATAAAGGGGGTACTAACCCCAAAACCCTTGCTATGGCAGCAGCAAAGGCTAAAGTTTTAGCCCTTGTGGCCGAAGGCCACTCTGTCCATAAAGCAATGGAGTTATGTAACAAAAAGCCCGACACCGTGAGAATCTGGTGTCTGAGGGATAAGAAGTTTGCCGCGGATTTAGCGGAGGCTAAAGAGACCGCAAAGGATGCTTCCCTTGCCTCCCTAGGTATCCCAAAAGAGGAAATAGATTTCCCTAGGTTCTCCGAGATATTTCTACAACAGAGGGTATTCCCTCACCATATGGATTGGATTGACCTGTTAGAGGATAGAGAGCCTTCATGGCTCCACCCTAATATGGTTTACGAGAAGGCTGACCCAACACGTCTGTTAATTAACGTGCCACCTGAGCACGCTAAGAGTACAGTCATTACCGTAAACTACTCCACATATCGCATTGCCCTCAATCCCAATATCCGCATCATAGTGGTTTCAAAAACGCTCATCAAAGCACGCGAGTTCGTGTACGCAATCAAGCAACGTCTCTCCCACCCTAGATGGTTAAAGTTGCAAACAACTTTTGGCCCCGAAGGTGGATGGAAAGAAGACTCTGATACTTGGCGAGTTGATACCGTTTATCTTGGGGGCGATGCCCGAAATTCATCTGAGAAGGACCCAACCATACAAGCACTAGGTATGGGTGGACAGATTTATGGAGCACGTGCTGACCTCATCATTCTTGATGACTGCATCACTACAGCAAACGCACATGAGTTTGATAAGCAAATAAACTGGTTACAAAAAGAAGTTATTACCCGTCTGGGTAAGAACGGTAAATTACTAATCGTTGGGACACGAATTGCACCACAAGACTTCTACAAAGAACTCCGCGAGGCCAAGCACTGGTCTGGTGGTAAAAGCCCTTTTACTTATATGGGCATGCCTGCTGTTTTACAATATTCGGAAAAGCCGCAAGACTGGCAAACGCTCTGGCCTAAGTCGGATACTCCCTGGGATGGGGATACTGATGTTCCTGACGAAGAAGGATTCTTCCCGAAATGGGACGGCAAAGCCTTAGCAAGAAGACGTAGTGAGGTAACACCATCAACATGGGCATTGGTGTACCAACAAGAAGATGTTTCTGAAGATAATATATTTCCTCCAGCGATTGTCCAAGGTTGTATCAATGGACAACGCAAACGCGGACCGCTGAAAGCGGGTGCCGTGGGACATCCCTCGCACATTGAGGGGTATACAATAATAGGGTTTGACCCCGCAATGGGCGGGAATGCCGCGTTTGTGGTGTCTACCTATAACAGACATGACAGCAGAATATATGTTCTTGACTGCATCAATATGTCAGACCCAACACCACAGAAGATTCAAGAAGCCATTGAGCAATTGGTTGAGAAGTACAAACCACAGGAACTAAGAGTTGAGATTAACGCTCACCAGAAAGCCTATGCTCTAGATGATGATTTAAGAAACTGGTTATCCATGTATGGGTGCCGTTTAGAATCTCACTACACTGGCAAGAATAAATGGGATTCAAACTTTGGTGTAGCAGGTATGTCTATGCTGATGGGAACTCTGCGAGATGAGAAGTTCCAAAAGAATAACGTTATTGAGTTTCCTTCCACGGAACACTCAGAGGGTCTGAAGGCATTAGTCCAACAGTTAATTACTTGGAAGCCTAATACCCGTGGTAAAACCGACTGTGTTATGGCGTTGTGGTTCACCGTGCTTAGAGCAAGGGAGTTCATGCAACAGACAAGTGGTATGACTAGATACGCACAAAACCGCTGGGCAACCAGAGCGCAGAAGGATAGAAGATACTCAGTTAATTTAGACGAAGCCTTTGCAGAGCAATGGCAAGACATATACGGATAAGGATACAATATGGCAAATCCAAAAAAAATAATCAAGGCTGTTAAGTCTGCTAAGAAAGCAGCCGAACGTGCTAAGACTAATGCTATTCAAAAAAATTCTGTTAAAGTAAAACCTGCTGCTAAGCCAAAACGTAATCCATCTGACCCTGCAAAAACTGCATATAAATTTAATAATTCTTATAGTCGTGCAGAAAAAAGGTCTATTTATAAAACTGGTGGAGGTAACTAAGATGGCAAACCCAATCAAGGTAGTTAGAGCAATTGAAAAAAAAGCACGTAAAGAATTTGGTATGTCTAAAGGTACTACTGCTGGTAAAGCAAAGTCTGCTAAAAAACGTGAGACTGCAAAAAAAGCGAGTGATACTATGCAAGGAGTTGGCGGCTCAAAGGTGCTTACCAAAGCAACATCTAATAAAAAACTTGGTGCATCATTAAGAGCAGGTCGTGGTTTTAATCCATCAGAAGTAAAAAAAATGGTTAAAAAAGAAAAAAAAGCAGGCTATGCTATGAATCCTAAATGGTTTAATTTAGAAATAAAAGACAAAGGTCGCAATCCTTATCAATTTTCACACCCTAATAAAAAAGTTCCAGTAAAGAAGCGGGGTAAGTAAATGGCAAATCCAATCAAGGCTGTTAAGGCTATTAGCAAAACTGCTGGTAAAGTAAAGGCTATCAAACGTGCTAAAGAATCTAATATTGGTGTAGGTTTAGCAGGTAGTAAAAAAAATGGAAAACTTGCATTTACTGAATATAATTATTTTGGAAATCAAATTACCACCAAAGGTGGAAAAAATAGTAAAAAATTTGCAAAACTTAATAAAGCATCAATGTTAAGTACCGCAAATGAACTTGGTGTTAAAACTGGACGTGTGCCTGCTCAAAAGAGTAGAAAAGTATCTGAAAAAACTTTACAAAAAACTCAATCAACCATGGTGCCTAGAACAAGAAGCATACCATTTAAATCTAAATCTAAAGTACCAGTAAAGAGACGGGGTAACTAACATGGCTAATCCAATTAAAGCAGTTAAAGCAATAAGCCGTGCTGTTGGCGGTATTACTGGTAAGGGTTCAAAACAAGTAAACCCTGTTTATAAAAATACAAGTTTATCTAAAGCAGAGGCTAAAGCAAATGCTCGTGGACTTAAGGCTGCCAACAAACCTGTGTCAAAAAATAATGAAAAAGTTTATGCTTTAGATAAAAAACTAAAAAAAATGGGTGGTTTAAAACCTGGTGAAACAACTGAGTACACTAGAAATCAATTAAAAAATGTAATCAAACCTGCTCGTCCTAACCGTACTCGTGGCGGAAATCTTAGGGGCGAGTAATGGCTGCCTCTAAGAAAGCAAACCTTGGTGCTACTAAAAAGTTAAAGCCATCTGGCAATGTAAAGTTTATTAAAGACTATGTATTTGACCCAAGCAGTAAATCAGATTGGGCATGGACATTAGCAGGAGGACGAGTTGTTGGTGGTATTGGTAAAGCAGGAAAGAAGTTTGTAACTAAAGTTTATAGAAACATGGGTAGATAATGGCTATTGACCCAAGCAAAATTGCTAAGGCAATTCGCGCTGCTCAAGCGGCTAAGAAAAAAATAGCCAAAGTTCCTCGCAAAGAAGCCCGTGAAGTTGCTAGAGAAGCACGTAAATCTATTGGTGGTATGAATGCCCTTAAGCGTTCAGGTGGAACTATTCCAACCAGACCAACAAGAGTTCCTAAAGACCTTGCTGTTAAAAAAGTTACACCACCTCCTGGCAAACGTAGTATTTATGAAGCAAGAATTAAAAAGGCTGTTAGAGAAGGAACTGGCGTTCCTGCAATTAAACCTAAAAAATATACTGGACCTATTAATCCACCTAGTGCTAAGAATCGTCCATCAGGTTTAAGAGAAACTTCAAAGATTGAAGAACGTGAGCCACGTCCAAGACCACTTACTAAAGAAGAAATTAATGCTTTACGTAAAGTTGGAAAAAGAGATTACCATTCATTTGGTGTAAACCCACTTGCTTTTAAAACACAACAACAAGAAGCAGACCGTAGAGTTAATCAAGCACTACGTGAGATTAGGGCAGCGGAAAAGAAAGTTAAAAAAGTAGATAAACAAAATAGGAGAGGTAAGTAATGCCTAATCCTAAAAAAATTATTAAGGCTGTTAAGGCTGTTAAAAAGGCTGCAAAGAAAAAACCAATGAGTCCTAAACAAAAGACTTATAAAATTCGTGGTGCTGAACAAAAGAGAGAAAGAGAACTAAATGCAAGAGGTGGAAGAGCCTCTGCTGAGTTTATTGCAAATTTAAGAAAACAAACATTTCCCGAACAATACAAATAAGGGTAGGTAATTAATTGTTAAGCATTGACCAAATTGCAGCGAGAGTTGATTCGCTTAAACAGCGTGCTTCTGACCGTGATGCTAGAGCACAAGATGTTCTTGCAGTTCGTAAAGGTAAGATTGCATCCGTATACCCAGAGTTTTTTCCAGAGGGCGTAGACGCTAATGTCGTTGCAAATTTTATTGATATTGTTGCCAAAGACTTGTCAGAAGTTATGGCACCACTTCCAGCGGTTAACTGCTCGGCCGCTAATCAGGTCAGCGACCGTGCTCGTTCTTTTGCCGATAAGCGTACTCGCATTGCTGCTAACTATTTTGTTCACACAGATTTACAAGTGCAGATGTACACAGGTGCAGACTATTACATCACATTCGGTTTCGTCCCATTCATAGTTGAATTAGACGAAGAGGCAGGGCTGCCGCGTATCCGCATAGAAAGTCCTCTTGGGGCTTACCCAGAATTTGACCGCTATGGACGCTGCATTGCCTTCGCTAAAAGATACTCACTATCAATTGCTGAGTTGGTAGCACAATTCCCAGAATATGAACCACAACTTCTGGGCAAAGAAGGCTATCGTCAAGACTTAAGCGCAGTGGTTGAGTTTGTTCGTTACTACGATAAAGACCAATCACTAATTTATGTACCTAGTCGCAATAACCTAATCCTATCTCAAGCGGTTAATCCACTTGGAAAGATGATGGTTGTAGTTGCTAGACGTCCATCTGTTGACGGTGAGATGCGTGGACAGTTTGATGATGTTCTAGGTATCCAACTGCTTCGTAATAGATTCGCATTACTTGCGATGGAAGCAGCAGAGAAATCTGTTCAATCACCAATCGTTGTTCCAGGCGATGTTCAAGAAATTGAGTTTGGCGGAGATGCAATTATCCGCACAAACAATCCAGCAGGTGTAAGACGTGTTGAACTTCCTATACCTAATGGTGCATTTACTGAGCAATCATTACTACAACAAGAGTTAAGAACTGGAACTCGATATCCAGAATCACGTACTGGTAATCTTGATGCAAGCATCATTACTGGTCAGGGCGTTCAAGCCCTTATGGGTGGATTTGATACACAAGTTAAGTCTGCTCAGGCTATCTTTGCTTCAGCACTTAAAGATGTTATCTCTATCTGTTTTGAAGTAGATGAAGTATTTTATAACTTTGAAAAAACAATTCGTGGTGTAGATGCTGGTTCTCCATACAGCATTGTATATACCCCTTCTAAAGACATTAAAGGCGACTACTCAGCCGATGTTCGTTATGGCATGCTTGCTGGTCTTAACCCAGCGCAGGGACTTATCTTCATGCTACAAGCATTAGGCGCTAAAATTATTTCTAAAGATATGGTTATGCGTGAACTACCATTTGGTATTAACGTAACTCAAGAGCAAGAAAAAATTGAAGTAGAAGAAATGCGTAACTCATTACTGGGTGCGTTAGGGGCGTATACTCAAGCAATACCTCAAATGGCTACACAGGGAATGGACCCAAGTGATATTATTGCAAAAATTGCAGATGTCATTAAGGCCCGTCAAAAAGGAGTAGCAATTGAGGATGCAATTGAGGATATCTTCAAACCTGAAGAATTACCTCCTACTGGCGCTACTCAGGTTGAGCAAACGTCCCCTGCTCCCTCTGCTCCAGTAGGAGGCCTCTCACCTCAACCACAACAACAAGGTGGATTACAAAGTCTTTTATCTAGTTTAACCTCTGGTGGACAGGCTAGTGCAAGTGCAAGGACAGTTGTAAGAAGATAAGTTAGAAGGGGACAATGACAGCAATAGTTGGTATTCAAGGTAAAGGCTGGGTTGTCCTAGCAGCAGACTCTATGACTACATATACAGATAAACCATATGTAGCAAAAGGCTGTGAGAAGATAGTTAAAGTTGGTGAATATCTAGTTGCAGTAGCAGGTGATGCTATAGCAGGAGATATCCTTAATAACTTATGGCAACCACCTAAAGTAATTAAGACGCAAGACCCAGATAGATTTATGATGATTAGAGTATTGCCATCTATAAAACAAACTCTAACTGAAGCAGGATATGACCCAACACCTAAAGGCAAAGATGATGCCGATGCTGGATGGGATGCTTTAATTTGTTTTAATGGAAAGTTATATCAAGTTAGTGATGACTATGGATATATGAGAGATGATAAAGGTTTATACGGAATAGGCGCAGGTGGGGCATTAGCCCTTGGCGCATTATCAGCAATGGAATCAGAAACAAAGACACACGCTAAAGCATCAAGCGCTGCTAAGAAAGCAGTTAATATAGCAATTGAATATAATGTCTGGTGTGGCGGTGCAGTTAATGTCAAAACACAATTTACTAAGTAGGAGGAAGTGTGGCACAGCAAGGTGGATATAGAAAACCGAATAACCCAGCCCCAGTATCAGGCCCTGGCTCTCTTAGTCAACGTACTGACGGGGGTCCAACACAACCCGCAACCTACATCCCAGGATTACCATATGGACAAGGACAAGAAACTTACAGCAACCAAGTAGCAGCACCTATGGCTGGCAATCCAATTCCACAGATGGAAATGCCTACACCATTGTTAGCCCCTACTGCTCGTCCTAATGAACCTATTACTGCTGGTATTGACCGCGGTGAAGGTCCAGGTTCAGAAGCAATGGGAACATTACCTAATAAGGCTTACACAATTACAGATGTATTTAGAAATTTAATTGCATACGACCCATCTGGCGATGCAGAGTTGGTTTATAGAAGTTTACTTGACGAAGGGTACTAATGGCTGTAAAAGTTAACTTTATAGTAGCCAAGAATAACCCTAATCTTTATGCTGCTGCTAAGGCTGCGAACCTACCGCAAGACCAAGTATCTCAATTAGAACAGTTTTCTTGGACAGTTGATAAAAATAAAAAACTTAATCAAATGTCTACCGATGCTGCAAGAAAAGAATACAACGAGTTAGACCCAGAGGTTCAGGAAAAACTTAAGTATCTATTTCCTAAAGCAGATTATATGCAAGCAGCACCAGATGCTAGTGATTACGCATTAGGTGCATTAAAGACTGTTGGTAAAATAGCAGCATCTCCTTTAATTGGTATATTCAAGGCTGCTGGTGTATACAATAGAGTTATTAATACACCTTACTTGGTAGCACGTCAGGCTGCACAAGGAGAAGGTTTATTCTCAAAGCAAACTTGGACAGATGCTTGGGATGGACGTAGAGTATTTGACCATGGTGCCCTAGCCGAGGCTATTGGATATTTTGGTAATGAGAAAGTAGAAGTAGCAAAAGGTTTACTTGCAGGTAAAACCCCTGGAGAGATTATATCTTCATCTGGCGGAACAGTAAATCAAAGATTATTAGATGCTCTAGAAGAATCACTTAACAATCCAGACAATTTCCGTCAAGTAATGGATGCTGTTAAATATTCTCAAGTATCTCCAGGTAGAGATTTATCTCGTGCATTCTTTCATAAAGACCCAAATACCAGCACTGCTGGTGGGGATTATATTGATGGTAAAACTAAAAATCTTTCTGGTTTTTTTGATTTCTTTTATCAATTAGCAGTTGACCCAATGACTTGGATGACTGGCGGACTATCATCTGCTGCTCGTGCAGGTACTAGAGCAACTGAAACAATGAGAAGATTTCCTAATGCTACTGGCGTTAGAATGGTATTTGAAGATGAGAAGACTGGTGTTCGTAAACTATGGGACGAACAACTAGGTCCTAAGGTTGAAGCACTTAAAAATGCTGGACCAGCAGAGCGACCAGCAATTCTTGATGATATAAAGAGAAATCATCCTGCATATAACAATGATGCTAGTATCAAAATGCTGGAAGATAATAAAATATTTAATGCTAATGCTGCAGTATCATACTTTGAGCAAGCAGAAAACCTGCCAAAGTTTATGGCTGGCCGTGTAGATGGTGTTCAATACTTCCGCAATGGTGTTGCTACTGCAAATACTCACCGCAGATTATCTGATGGCTTAAGAAAAACAGTAGATAAGATTATTAACCCAGGTTTATATGGCGATGCTGAGCAAACCTTAAAGAAGACTGAAGATATCTGGGACGGGATGATAAAACAATCCCCAGAAAATGGATTCATTGCTAAAGAAGCAACTGATTTAAAGAAATTTAATGACAGTCTAAGTCGTAAAGATAAAATTAAGGCTGGAATATCCCGTCAAATTACCCGCTCACCTCAAGGTGCGGTAATTAAACTAGGAACAGATGCAGTAGAAACTGCCAATGCATTTAGATTAACCGCAAGACAGGTTATGCCTAAAGACATGGCTGAGTTTATGACTCAGAAGTTTATTAACGCTAAACAAAATGACCAGATTGCTATTATGAAGGCAATTGACTACGCAATTATTGAGCGTTATGGTATTACTGGCCATCCTGGTGGTAAAGATTTAGCAATGGAGATTATAAACACTAAGTATGGTGTATCCAATGCTATGGATGAGATTGCAGAACTACCAGTTCGTTCAGATGTAGCACAAATTTTATCTAAAGATACAATAGTTTACCGTGACGGCATTGCTTATAAGAAGGCTGGAAGTATTATTCAGCCATTCCAAGAGACAAATGCTGTAGCAGCGTTAGATTATTATAACTTAAGCCAGTTATCTTATGAGTTAAAGAGCAAAAAGAATCTGTTCTTGGCTATGGGTGGTGCTACTCAGTCTAAAACATCATCTGAAATTGTTAACTTCTGGTCTTTGTTTACGCTTTTCCCACGTTTGGGTATACGAAGCGCCATTGATGAAACAATGATGTACCTTCTTACAGCCCCTGCTAAGAACATCATGGATGTATTTGGCACAAGAAAAGGAACTGCTGCGGGAAACATTGCTTCAGCCTATTCTGGTTCTAAGTCTGGCGAGAAACTGCGTCAAGGTATTGCACGTAAATTAGGTTTACGCACACCATCAGAAGCATTAGATGCTCAAGCAAGAGAAAATGCTTTGGTTAAATATGCCAAAGATAGAAACATAGTTG